TTTGTTATATTGGTTACATACGTGTAATTATAATAATTATTAGCCGGCTGCTCTCCTGTTGTATAATCATTCGTTTCTATATAATTATTAATTACATTACTGTACTCATCGCCATCATTTGTCGTATAGTTGTACGTCGTATCTGTGGCGGCCGGTATATAATTTTTAGCCGGATAGTAATCATCATAATTATAAGAATTGTTTGTTATATAATTATCATAATAATTTTGTGGATTATTTTGTATATCGTTATATATATTGTTTGCGTAGTAATTTACTTTTTCTTGATTAGAATAAATTATTTTATATCTGTTTATATAATTAATTTTTGTAGTATATGACGGTAGTATCCCACTACCAACAAAATACGATTTATAAGTACTTTCATCACCAAACGTATAATATACATCTATCGGTATTTGACTTGTACTTAAAGGATTATTTGTTGACCTCACTCTAGCATTATAATAACCACCACTATAATCAAAATAAAATGTTTGATTTGATAAACTATTAATCATTGCCCAGAATGATGAATTATTACCATATAAAATTTTATTTTCCATTATTTCATTATTTGCATAATTATAAGCAATAATATCATTATCTTTGCTTAATATATACGCCATACAATTATCATATGTAAAACCTGATGTTCCTGATTTTGATATATATAAATTTATTTCAGTAAAATATCTATAATAATTTGTACTTATTATTATTCCATTCATAAAACCCGATTTTACGATATCTGAAGATAATTTTGAATAATATTGATCATACCAATCATCATATAAAATTTCTGTTAATCCATTTGAACTTCCGTTTGGATTATTAAATTTAATACAATTCGGATTATTTATCGCTTTTGAAAATTCGTTTAAATCTAACTCTTTTGAAACATCTTCATTTATGATTACATTTTTATCGCCATATTGATTATATAAATCAGTAATTACCATTTGTGCCGACTTAGGTAAATTTAAAAATACGTTTCTTACAGCGTCATAACAATTTTGCCAAACATACGAATACCCTGTCAGTAAGTTTTTTGTCAAATCTTGTACATCTTCTATTGTATTTGCAATACCTTCTAATTTATCATCAAATATTTTTGCGTTTACTAATGAAGTTGTTGCTTTCGCTTGCTCGGTAATCCAACTTATTACATTGCGTTCCAGTGTTAATGCGTCATCAATTATGTCTGCACGTACAGACATCGTATAATTAAAAGCTATGTAGAGTGAAAATATTATTACTGTTATTCTTTTAGCCATTTTAATTTCCTTTAAGAAAGCCTATTTAACTTTCTTTTTAAATAGGCTTTAACCTTTATAAAATATTCTTTTAGTTTATAAATCGTTAAAAGAAGAATTTATATAATCTACTTCCTTTAATTAAACTTTTTGTATATTGCTTTGTTGTTCCCACTTCTCCCGCTCCATTTGTACGCCCTGCTTTGCACCGAATATATAGCCTATTACAAACATTATTACTCCTGCCGCCGTTGCAATTATTGCCGTAACCATTTATATCACTTCGCTTTCATCATTGCCGTTTTTTTACCGTGATTTTAAATTACGTACTCCACCGTTGTAACGGCTATACCGAACACCGCCATTACTAAGATAATTAAGAGATAAACTATTAATCTTGTCATCTGCTCGCCGCTCATTTTTAAATCTGTTTACTTTACATCAACCTTAGACTTATCTTTCATTACCAAGCTACACTCGCCAAGGCACGCTATACTTGATATTTTTAAAATTGGCTTTAAATCCGTGCCGGAATCCATTCTTAACTTAACTTTATAAATACCCGGTACTAATGTGAGATTTTTTGCGATTTCACTATTTATTGAGAATTTCTCGGGCTTTGTGCCCCTTATACCGTTTTCGTTCCGTTGTTCAAAATTCGAGTTAATCGCGTAAACCGTTTCGCCTTCATTACCGTTCTCCATTTTATACGGTCTTGCGAAAGTGATTACGTATGTCCCTTCAAACTCCATATTAAATTCTCCTTCGGTTTTTTATTCTCGCCGCGCACCACCGCGACGAGTGTCATTGCGGGTATTATTCATTTTTTAGTTACCCGTTACCGCTATTAATAATGGTTTCGGCTGATTACTATTCAGCTCTCTTCAGACGGGGTATTTTTAAAAATTAGTTTTATTTCTTTCGATTGATAGTCATCCTCGTTATGCGGGTCATTTTGTATCAAACAGACGGCGCGAAGGTTAGAGTAGCAGAAAAGATAGCCAATCAAGGAAAGAGTATTCCGCGCTGTTATTGCTCGTTAAGTTGATTGTTGCCGGAGTTTTATAATCGCACCCGAGTTTGTTGTTTATGGGTTATTAATCTTTGGTGACGTTTCAGCGGTCGGGGTTGCTTGCCGTTTGTTTATTGCTCATCTGATTTATAATTGTATTTGCCGCCGTTTAGGTAGTTGACACGTTGGGCGGCTGCAGCTGACGTTATGTAGTAGCTCTCCGGCTTAAATTTACCTTCCTTATCGTAAAATCCTACTGAAAAAATATTGTTGTCTACCTTTATGTAAATCCACATTTGTTTTGCTCCTATCCGTTTGAAACAAGTGTACACGTTGTGTGTGGAATGTTCTACTTGAATTTTTTAGAAGTTTTTTCATTTATAAAAAATCAACGCATTATGTACCTCGTGGCGTACATTGATTTAACACAGCTTACCCTACGGCTTGACCTTCGACACATTGCGGGTGGGTCTCACGTAGCCGACATGAAGGCTTTCCCTTCAATTCTTGCTTTAAGTAGTACGTTGATTTGTAGGTTACTTTTGGCTCCCCACTACCGCCGTTAATGGCGGTTTCGGCTGCTTGCCAAGCAGCTCTCATCAGGCGGGTTATGATTGTCTTATATGCTTTTCGTAATTTGCGATTATTGCTTTTGACCTTTCAACTTCTCTTTGTTGTTCTTCCAACTCGTTTTTGGCTTTGATATACTTCAAATAATCTTGATAATGCTCTTTTGCTCTCAGCATATAAGCCCATCTACTACTTTCAAGAATAATTGATTCAATCCCTATTGCTTTTACAATCTTAATGAATACGCTTTTTTCTAAGTTCATTACAACATACATATTTTCAATTATTTCGTAATCCTCTTCGCTTATCGTATCCAACTGCATTTTTATTTCTTGTGCTAAATTAATAAATTCTTCTTTCATCATGGTGTTTGCTCCTCTCGGTGGTGTATTCCCCGGCTGAACACCACACCCAGCCGGGGTCGAAATTTGGGTTTTGTTTCGTGTTTTGCTTAAGGTTGGTTTCAACCGATAATAATTGTAATCAAAAATATTTCTTTTAACTACATTATCATTATAACATTGTATTTAAATGTAGTCAATAGTATTTTTATAAATTTGAAAATATTTTTTTTTATGTTATTATCTTTTAAAGGAGGTTTTATAATGAGTGTTAAAGAAGAAAATTACCCAACATCAATTAGACTTTCAAAATACCTTTATGAAAAAATTAAAAAAGAATCTAATATACAAAAAAGAAGTATAACTAAACAAATTGAAATCATACTCGAAAAATATTACGAACTTAAAGAAGTTAATTAATTCAATATATAACATTATATAGGTATCATTTCACAAAATAAAAAGAGCAACAGTATTTTATTTACTGTTGCTCTTTTTTGTTTTACATATGTAGAGCGACTATTCGTTAAAGTGGGATTTTGCTAAAAGTATTCGAGCTTAAAAAGAGCGCCATACCCTCACCGGGCAGACGCTCCTCAAACTTTCCGCAAAATCCTACCACTTTAACGAATAGTCGCTCTAACATACCGTTACCTTCTTTAATCTAAATATTACTCTAACACATTTTTAACCGGCAGTCAAGTTTACAGCCGGTTTAATTTCGCAGTTTATTGCTGTTATAAAAAAACACGCTTTGTTAATAATCACAAAGCGTGTAGGTTATTATAGCATATCTTTTTGTTCTTCCTTTAATTTAAGATTTTCGAATCTTCTATCCATATATTTTTTATAAGTATCCGGCATTGTTTTTCTAAAGAAAACCGATAATGAAAGAGGAACAATTAATATTATTAATATTATATATAGTCCAATCATTACTTTAACTCCTTTCTTCGCAAATTTTATTTTACATCGTTTGTTTAAAAATTTCAACGGCTTCATCAATAAACGCTTGGTTTAATAAATCATCGAAATTTATTTGCTCCGGCTCCTCGCCGGCAGTTGTTTCGCGCTGGTCATTCCGATGGGCGGCCACTGCGTTTTCTTTTCCGTTATTTATGCGGTTCTTTAAACGCTGTTCTTTTGAACGTTTCTTCGATTGATAATCAATTAACAGCGTATTGTTGTCTAAATTTTCGAGTATTTCGCCATCATCGTTTACGATTGTGTAATCATGGGCATCGTTGTCGTTTAAGTTTGATAATAAATCTGAAATATCCTCTATGAACTCAGTCTTGACCTTCTGACCATAAACGGCGTTTGTGGCTACATTGTTCACCAGCTTGCGCTGTACAATACGCTTATCCAAGTTTTTTGAATACTCGCGCACAAGCTTTTCGTCTGTTTCGATACCTTCCAGCTTGGCACACCGAAGCCGGTACCACCATTGTTCATAAATCTCTTTTTCACTCTTGCCTTTCTCGTCTGCTCCAACGAGACGCCGGAAACTTACTGCTTTGTTTGTCAAAAAATCTAAATACACATTGCTGTTATCGTGTATCTTGAAAATTCGATTTAACGGCTCCGGCAAGTTTGTCCTGTCTTTCGTTTTGAAATTTTCTATTTGATTATCCGTATAATAATAAAAGCGCCGTTTCGTTTCAAATTCGATATTCATTATCGTTGTTACTTCCGGCATATAGCTTTCAGCTAAAGCCCTATACTGCTCGGCGTTCATAGTTTTGTTTTGCAACGCCGTTTCAAATTTATGTTTTACTTCGTCATTTGTGCCGTATTCCAAGTAAAACATCAGCTTACCTTTGTTTAGTGCGTCATAATTCTTCTGCTCGTAAGCATATTCCAAGCAATATTTATCGTAAAAACTTATAAGTTTATGCTCGAAGTCATGCCATATTTTAAATATGAAACCTTTGTAGCCCTTCTCTACTACTTCAAGCGTTTTGTTATAGCAGCGTATGAAAACAAGATTACTTTTTCTATCGCCCAGCGCGAAATAATCTTTTTTCAATATTACATGATTGTCCCTGCTGGACACTCTGCCAAATTCGCCCCACTTTTTCATGGTCGTTGTCATGTGCTTGTTTATATAGTTATCACCGAATATTCTTTCGGGATTGCTTATCATGTTGGTATGATAGCAATAGTCTATACGGCTTTCACGACAATGTGATATTGTTTGGTTTAAAGGTTTCAAAACTGCTTGTACTGCGTTAAAACTTTGTGTAAGCATTTTTTCCGCGCCGTGTACCCACAAACCATATGCCCTTAATTGTACGCATATGCGTGGCGTTTCATTGTTCGGCAAATAATTGCTGATAAAGATGTCGTATAAATCCGGCTCCGACAAGCAGTATTTATAAATTTTGTAACTTTTACTGTCAACTTGAAGGCCATTTTCATATACTTGTGGCTGGTGCGTTCTCGTTACTTCTTTCTTGTACAATTCCAGCTTTAAAAAAAAGTCTTGCAAATTTTCGTTTTCGTTGCTATCATCTTTTATGAATAGTGTGTAGTAAATATTGTCGATTGACGGTAGAAATTTATCACGTGTTATTGATAAATATTCTTTTCGTTTTTCTTCTGTCAATTCTTGATAGTATTTTGACCTCTTTACGTTCATTACAAATCCCATATTTCACACCTCTTACATTAATTTTTGGTGTGCGGTCAAGTACGTTATGACCGCACAGATATTTTTCTTTAAAGCCAGTTTCCTAGCGCCTTTATGTCTCCTTCTTTTTGAATTTCCTGTTGACGTATTACAAGGTACGTCCTTTTTGATTTTTACCTATTTTTTGTATTTTTGAATTGGTAAGTTTGGGCGATACTACCATTAGATTTTTCGCTGAATTTTGGATATATATGTAATGGCGTATCGGCGCGGCGCGGCGCGATGTCGTTGACATTCGCGTTCGCGCTCGCGGCCGGTTACGCTCCTTTACTTTCTTCTTTCATTCCCTCATAATCTAGGCTCTTTATATAATCTAACCTTTGAAAGCTGTCATAACGCGAACGTAAAAAATCCGTCTGAATAAATTTTTCTTTTCTCATCGGCTTTATTTTTATTTTTTTATCTATCGACACAGCTTCCGTTCTCGCCACATAAAATTCTCGTTTGTAATAACGGCATTTTGTCATTCTGCCTAAGTATGTTTTACAGTCTACTACTTGTGTAGTTAAATTTCTAAAATTGTTATCGACCGCAGAAAATGTTTGCGTCGTATATACAAGCTGTTTTCCGTTCCCTTTTCGGTTTTGCGTTAGCTCCGCTACAAGTCTCATGGGAAAGTTACGGTAATTTCTGCTGTTAAATTCGTTTTGTAATTCGTCATAACCAAATATAACAGGCTTTTCGTATTCTTCCGTTATCTGTTTCCACTCCGATAAATGAAAATCTTCACCCGCATAATAAAAATTTGTTGCTATTATAACCTTATCGCTGTATTTTCGCCTTATATCATCAAGATAATGAACCAACGACATTGTTTTACCCGCCCCGGGCAATCCTACAAAACACCATATTCCGTATAAATGTACCTTTCCTTTGCCGGACATTTTTGTTTTTATCGCTCTGATTATATCAACCGTAACCCAAAACAATAACGGCAATAGCCATGATAACAACTTTGTTATGAAAGGTATTTTAATAATTGTAAAAATTGTTTTGTAAATCGGCTCGGGTGTTATACCGTATTTATCTGCTTTGCTCGTTTTTGACTTCGACCTCTGTGCTGATGAACTACGAGCTGACTTATTAATCTTCATTAACGCCCTCCCCTATTTTTATTTTAAATTGATAAACGGTAACTTCTTAATAACAAATTCAGCCTTAGCCCAAATATTTTGGATTCCAAGCCAAAAAATTATGTTCGCTATGAATATTAAAAATAAGTCTATAGGAAATACCCAAAAGCCAAACGCTAAAAAATCAATTAAACCCGATACTGCTGAAAAATTAATATTCTGTGATAAATTCGGCAATATGTCTATTAATAACCCTACAAGAGCAAACAACGGTTTTAGTAATAATTCAAATATCATTACCCCAATCCCCTATCATGTTTTTACGTGCATATTTTTATAGTTTGTTCCTCTTATCAAGAATAATATTTGACGATAGTTATAAAACGCCAAGTAAAATACATATAGCCCCGTAATAATAGGACGAAATTTATCTATAAACGGAATTATTAACGACTTTACATTTACGTTAATTGGCGTACCCTCATATACTAACTCATTGTCTATAGGTGAACTTTCTTCTGAAAATGCGTCTTGAACATCTTTAAACCTTCCTATTGTATCTATGTATATTGATGACGGCAATTTTGATTGTAGCTTTTCATTTAAATTGTTGAACTCGTTTGAAAAAAAATCATCACCGGGTATGATAATCCCTTTTATGAAATCGAATACTCCGCTGAATACTCCCCATATGCCTGTATCATCTTCTTGTGTTGTTCCGTCATCAGCCGGGTTCAATCCTGTATTTTCTTCCGTCGTTACTTCAGTATCAGCCGGGGGTAATTCATCAGCTTTGGTAATGTTTATTTGCGTACATACAATAAATGCCGCAGTTATTACAGTCATTATTAACTGACATTTTAAAAATTTTATTTTTAATCTGTTCATTATCTGAATTACCCCCTGTTTTACTCGCATTTAAATAAACGTATGTATTAGACGTTTAACTATGCGCGGCGCCGATAATACAGCTATTAACCCAATGCCTATCGGTATCATTGTCGCTACCTGTGATGATATTGACGTTACTAACGAATTTAACGCATCAGACAATTGTATTTGGTCCCAAATATTACTTATTATACTACCTGTGTCTGGCAACATATTTTCTCTCTCCTTTCTTTCGATTTATCTTTTCAAGTCAAAAAAAGACTTGTATAAGATGACTAAACAACATTTTAACTATTACGAATGTTACGTATAATACAAACGCCATACCTGCCAATGCTAACAATACCGTTAATAAAGTTATTATAAAGTTTAGTCTACTTTCGCTTTTTGTTAGCTTGTCTAACATATCTGACAGCTTATCTAATAAATTTTTTTTAAAATTTTCGATATTCTCACCCAACGTAGATACATTGTCATTTAAACTATTGGTCGCGTTTATTTGAACCGCGCTTTCAGATGTGTATTCTAGGGTTAAATTATCAATTTTATCTTTAACGCCGCAAATATCTTCGCTAAAGTCCGTCGAGCTTTCGCCCTATATTATCATTCACGGTTATTAAATCTGTTGTTATTTCTTCGTTACTCGCTGTACCGCCGTCATCAGTTGAAGGTATTCCAATTCCATTTGGCGTAATAGCTATTAATATATCAGACAAAATGCCGTTTCCGTCATTTACTGACTTTCTAACATCATCTACCGACGCTTTAATTTCGATTAACGAATTTTTTGTATCCGTTATTGAATTATCTATATTTGTTAATACTTCGCTGTAATCGGGTATTTCTATTGTCGGATATGTAATATTAGTGTCTGTTCCTTCTCCGTCATCTCCATAATTGTTTGTTATATTG